GTTCTGATCTGACTGTTAAGGTGTCTTGAGTTTTCACAAAGGTTGTTACTTGTGATTGATCTTGGTACTTTCTAACTATACCCGCACTCGTTACGTTGTACTTGTCGTATTTATATCCTTTGCGTTCAACCTCTCTACGGTTCTGAGAACGTGCGTTAAAGTTGTAAGCATCGAAGCCACCGAATCTATTTGCAAAGTGAATACGTCTTTGTTCATATCTGCATGGTTCTTCTACATTAAAAGTCAGTATCTCACTCGCTAACGTTCCTGCGCCGTTTACCAATTGAACGGTATAACTTGCAACACTCGAAGTAATAATAGGATTCGGACCGCCTGAAATCCATGCACCAGTCATATTGTTAATATGTTCTGGTCCGGTTAACACTTGGTACATTCTTGAAGATGTCAATACTTGAGATACTGCATTTGCCTTTATGTTGGTTGCAATCAAAGTACCGGCTGAATCGTATGTGGTATAAACCACACTATCTAAATCCGCTGGTGTATCACTCAGCAAAGCAGTTGCTCCTAAATTACTTAGAGATACTGTTTTTGTTTTTACATCTGTTAAGAACTGACCGTTTACCCCGTTGGTTATGTTACAGATATAATCAGTGTAATCAAAACCTCTCATCTCTTGCTCAGTTAATGAACCTTGAAAAGCGTAGAACGCAGTACCTACGTTTACATCGGCAACCACCGTATACACACCAGCGTTTAAATACGAGTACCCGTATTTCATTGTGATCTTAATGATGCATTGCTCACCCGTTGATCTTGCTCCTAACGATACGGGGGTAACAAAGTCATAAGGAACTAAAACCGAGTTACAAGCGGATTCAGCATAACGTGATATATCAATTGTACCGTAACTCAAAACAGAATCAGGCGTTATCTCAAACCGTTTGTAAGTTGGTGAAGACACGTTTTCAATATAAACGTCGAATATGTATTTCATTCCCGTTAAGGCTAAAGTACCTGCGTCTGCAACCACTGAAAACTCAATTGGATTGTAAACAGGTACAAACCCACTCGCTCCACTTCTTATCGTTATACTCGCTGCCATTACTTCTTATTAAAATCTAGTGTTATATCTACTTCAATCGCTCTGCCCATTACTTTACTCAATGCCTCTGCAAATTGCTTTTTAAACCCACCATTAACCACTTCATCAATAAAATGGTTTGCTCTAATACCAGAGCGCCAAACCGTTTCACGAACTGCAAACGGATTCTTATTTGCTAGGTTTGCCCATTGTCTGAATAATGGTGGTTTCTTATCCTGCTTGAATCTAAATGGTGATTGAGGCGCTTTATTACTCCACGTTGTACCATCCTTCATTTTACCACCAGCTCCGCCTACACCTTGATTTATAAAATCTGCATAAGGTAAAGCCGTAATTGATACGCTCAAAGTCTTACCATCAAATGCAATCGGTTGGGCTATTATGGATTGTTCTAGTGCTTTATCAGTAGTGAGTTTAACTTTGCTTTGTAGTGATTCTCTCAAATCCTTCATAGCAATATTACCCCAGTCTTCTACTAAGTCACTGAAAGTTTTACCCGCAGCCTTTTTAAAAGCCTCATCTGATATACCTAAAACCTCTGACATTTACCTAGTCAATTTCCTCGTTCCAGTTGCTAAGATCCGCGTGGGAAACTTCTTTTAATTCGCTTTGTCTTTTATCAGATAGTAAATAGTTCCCAAATGAAACCTTAATAGCTTCAACGATACTTAACAACTCTAATTTTTCATCACCATTGATTCCTGAATAGGCGCAAAAATGGTCTAAATCTATGTTTACTTTTTTCATAATTATCTTCGTTTTAATCTTTCTAATTCGTTTAATCTATTTTCTTCTGCCGTTTTCTCAATTCTGAAAGTCAGCATATTTAAAAAGTGAATAACATTCAACCCTTCGTAATACGCATACTTTGTCTCATCCCCTCCTGCCATTTGATCTAATGTTACTATCCAACCGAATCGTTCAAACAATCTATTTCCGTTTGTAAAGCCTTCTTCGCTTTCTCCATCTGACTTATTGAATATTGAAGGGTAACGTCCGTTAAGTTGTTTGAGAGACTCCAAAAAAAAACCGATATTGGGTTGGCTACTTTCAACGGCAATTGTTTGAAGGACTCTATCCTTTGCGGAAGTTCTTTCAAATCTATCTCAATTGTCTTGCCCTTCCAATCCACCTCCCTGCAAACCTGAAAGATAACTTTATGCAGGTTCTCAATCTTTTGATCCTTTAGTTGGTTCATCACACTCATGTACCTACCCGCATCGTATTTCGTTGGGTCAATATCTACCTTGTATCTTCTGCCCTCGAATCTAAAATCAGTAATTAACTTGGTTGGCAAATCAGATTTAAGAAAGTCCTGCATCTTTGCAAGGTCTTGCATTGTGCAATTGTCCTCTACCCATTCAGGCTCCTGATTCGTCAGTAAGCAAACCCGTTTAACGAGTAGGTTCAATTGTGCCTCTGCATCCTTTGGGTCTTCACTCAAAGTCTTGTAAACAGCTACATACTGTTCAATCGTTATATTATCCCAGTTCTTTGGCAACATACTTATAAAGGTATTTGGTTAATGTTTTTGCGGTGTTTTTAAAGTTGTTTGAAAGAAAAATTACCTTTCGATTTCATTTCTTTTCTGGCGTGGCTGGTTATCGCTCGGCTCATAACATAGTCATCATGCAGTCCAATCGGAGCAGAGTATTTAATTTGTCTTGTCTTAACGTTGTACTCATAACTAAACGATTGCAATTCACCAACCTGCCAATCATGTCCTATTATTCCTATTTGCTTTTGCTCAAATGCCACTATCAAATTCTCAACTATCTCTTGCTTGTTTTTTGTTCCGGTTACAAATGGCTCAACTCTACTCTTACCAAACGTAACATTGTTACGAATCATTTCAAATATGGCGTCCTGTGCTCCGTTAGCTTCAATAAAAGTATAAGGCTGATATTGATTAAGAACAGTAACTACATTCTCAATTATCTTTGACCATTCCAAGTGTCGCCAACGTTCACAATACAGTTCATTATCATTCTCATCTACAATAGTAAGAACGGTGTAATCGTTTGCCCTGCCTAAATCTATACCAGCATAACAACGACTACCTTTTGTTCCTGTCTTTACTGATTCTTTTATATTTGGGAATACCTCTGATCCATCTTCTAAGAACTCCGCTAAATACTCTTGTCTAAAGATGTGATCTGGAAGAGTGCGTTTAGCATCATCAATCTCCGCTTTGTTTGCATATGGATTTGAGTAACTATCTGCCGTAAATGAAATATATCTAGGCTCTGACTTCCCTAATTGATAAAGATTGTAAAACTCACCCTTCCCTTTTGGTGTTGAGATAATCAAAACCTTTTTACCCTTAACCGTGAGGGTTGGTTTTATACCTTCAGTCCATGCGTGTTTATTCCAGAACCTAAACTCGTCACCTAAAATAGCATCGAATGATTCACCACGAATAGAATCGTATGCCTCTGCTGAATAGAAAATTAATTGGCTGCCATTGCTCCAATGGAATATTAAGTCTGATTGATTTGGTGCTTTTGAAAATGCTGGGCAATTACCGAGGTTGTTTTTCATCTCTCGGAATACCTTCTTACATTGTTTATAGGTTGGGCTTATCCAAGCTACATTCCAACCCTTATTCTCTATACACCATTTGACTGCTTGGTTCTCTGCCAACATTGTCTTGCCGAACTGTCTACCAGTTGGTACAATGCAATACATTATACTAGGATTATCTAGCGCCTCATGTATTTCTAATTGCTTAGGATGTGGTTTATATAATTCTATGGTTGCCAATTAGTTAGTCTACTTGTTACACCGAGCGGAGACAACTATTCTGCCTTTTGTTCACCCTCTGACCACTTGGTCTTATATTCAGTTACATTTTGATTAACAGTAGACTCCTCTGTATAGCCTCCAAAGTTCTTTAGCCAAACATAAGACCCTTGATAAGAACCCACCCATCCTAGCTTCTGTTCATGGTAATGCGTTAAGAATAAACGGAATCTATTAACAACGTATAAGAACTTGGAATCTCTATTTGCTTGATCATCTAATGATTTTCTGGTAGCGAATCCCATAAATAAAGCTAAACCTGATATTGTGTACTTGCCTTTTGATGTTGCTTCCTCCCATTTAAGATACTCGGTAATCTTTTCATGAACTTCCTCATGTGTAGCGTAAAGAGGTGGATGACCGCCAGCGTTACCTAGTGACCATAAATGACCAATGGTAAACTTTCCTTTCTCGTCTCTACCTTCTTGACTCATAACTTTACTGTATAATTTCCTTGTTTTAACGGGCAAAGATCGTGTACCTTATCTTCTGGTAGTTGTTTCCATTTACCAAAGCCTAAATGCGTTGACACTTCTTCTGATAGATTGCACGAAATATGACCAAACTCATTATCATTAACAACAAACGGGCAAGTTTGACAAGTAGTTACTATTATCTCTCTACCTTCCTGTGCCATTATACTGCTTTTAGTTTACCGTTTGATTTAATGAGTAGCTTTATATCAGTGACGATTGTCTTTATCACTTGGTTGAGTTGTAGTGCATCTTTGTAGGTGAAAGCGTTTGCGTCCTTTAAATCTATAAATCCAAAGTGCTGGCCATCTTCATCGAATCTAAGGTACTTGCCCTCTGACTCTAAAACGAATTTAGCGTGTCTGCGTTGCTCTCTGGTGAATCTATCCTTTTTCACTAATGAGTTTAATTAGTTCTTCTTTGGTTGTCTTGTTGGTGTACTCCAATCCTTTCTTCTTTGCTATTGATCTGATTTGGTGCATCTTCATTGATCCGTAAAAATCTAAGTCCTCAATAACCAGATCAGCCGTTGCTTGTTTGAAGTCTTTAACCTCTAGTGAATCTACTCCTTTGAAGTCTACCGTTTCAATAGTTGCTGCCGGAACGTTTGGAATATCCTGAGGTACTTCGTGAACTAAAGCACGTCTCCAATTGTAAACGTAGGTCAACAGATCAAAGACACAACTAG